ATGGGTTACGTCCTGCAAATACGATAGCTCCGAGTGTTTTTCCCTTGGAAATAAGTGTATCTTCAACATTGACGGTGCCAGTGAAAGTAGCCGAGCCATTAGCTGTAATGTTTACGTTTTGAGTACCATTCAGCTTTCCTGAAAGAACACTATGACTCCCACTTGTTCGTTCAGACTGAAAAGCATTATCTGAGGAAACTCTACCAGCAAAAGTGGCCGAGCCATCATCACCGTTCAGCACAATCTTGGGATCAGAGATGTTACCGTCACCCGATAATGTAATCTTAGCAGCCTTATCCATCGAATAGACTTCACCATTTTTGGTGTCTATCGTGATTCGATCTCCACCAGTTCCGTTAATTTTGTATCTATACTGGTATCCATAAGATCCAGAGTTAGCGGTAGTGCCGTCATAAGAAGTAGTAGCAGCAATTAGATAGGGTGCATCCTGGTTAGCATTCCAGCTGACCACTTTATGCAGACTTTCACCTCTGAACTCAGCCGAGCCATTGGCTTTGATGCTCCCCACGTCATCAATATCATCACCGCTAGTGGCAGGGCTCAGCGTTGTGCCAGTGCGTGACCAGAATCCGGCATTATCAACCGAGTGACCCGCTCCACCAACTACCGTCCAGGTGCTGCCATCAGGAACAGTGACAACCGTGTCATCATCGACTGTGATTGGGCCAAAGCTTCCGGCATTTTTATTTGACGTTATTGTGTAGTCTTCATCAATTGTTGTCGTGTTTTCATAAAAAGCGTCTTCATCGCCCCCGCCTGTTGGCATATCGCCACTCCCCTGCGGTGATGCGTCTACCCATGCACCAACGCCCTCGTCATTCGTCACCCAGATATAAAGTCGGTTGTCTCCGGTGTTGTATCCCAGCTGACCTTCTTCAGGCTCTGGGTCGGTTGGGAGGGGATCAGCAATTATCGTCCCTGGCGGAATAGCGACTCTTGCCCAAGCCAGCGCTCCGCCTACTTCCGCTGATTGGCGAACATACTGCTCTGTGTCTGACGGTGCATCATTGAATCCAATGACCGGATTTTGGCGATCGGTGTTGTTGACCGTGATTGGCGCAGTCCCGGTAACTGTCAAAACACCAACTTGGCTAAGAGGCGTTTTCAGGATTGCCCAGGTTAAATCTGGTTGATAAATAACCTGTTCACCTCCTCCCACCTCGTCTCCAACAATGCCGACCCAGCCAGGGTCACCACCTTGAATTGTTGTACCTTCACCAATATTGACGTAGAGATCTCCTGGCGAAGGATTAGCAGGTGCATTGTCAGCCGTTAAATCGATAAGGCCAAGAAAACGCAAAAGGCCATCCATTGATCCAGTGATCCTGTCGACCAGCTCTTGATCACATAAACGGCTGTAATCTTCCCCTTGATCTAGCTGAGCTGCAGTAACAAGAGATCCATCGGCAAAATCAACAAAACGATTGAGGATTGGCGTGATCCGAAGAACACGCACCCACTCTCCCTCGCTAATGCCTTCATTCAGGACGACAGAAGTACCTTCGCTATCGAAATCCCAGTCGGCAGGACGCGCCTGCTCGGGCCATGTATCACCATCGTCATTGCTAATATAAACATGAATGTGAGCACGCTGCAGATAAACTATAGGATTACCCTCTGTGCTTGTTAATGCAAAAGTGGTAGTTCCCTCGGCTGCAGTACGGTACTCATTGCCAGCGTATTTATAGGTAATTGCCACCAGCGTAAAGCGTCTAACTTCTCAAGCTTAACCCTAATCCTCTAACTCGGCTAACTCTAAAAGCTGTCTTAGTTGTCGAGACGATGATCTCGCGCCTGCAACATCATTTCTACGTTTCTGCTCCTTTAATTGTTGCTGAAGCGCTATCTGTTCCTGTAAACCCACGTTGCCATTTATGAGCTTGTATAGCGCAGCCTGCCCATACCTTCTCCTCAGCTCAGCCACTTCGCTGGCAATTCCTGTCCCTGTCTCTGGAGGAGCAGAACCATTTGACTCCACATACCTCTGCACGTCAGGGCGACGACGTAAATCGAGCAATGCCTGACTCAGCGTCTTGCCGCCAAGTTTCATTGTGCCCATGTCTTTGTTGAGCTTCTGCTGCTGTGCAACCGTCAGCTCAACAGTCCTGCTTGAATACTCTCTCCATCCTCCAGTCATCTCTAGCACTGCCTGATACGCTTCATCCCCTGTTCCATCCAGCGTGCGAGGTAGGAACGGGATTGCTTTGAACAATGGATTCATTCCGTTAGGCCCAAAGCCGGGGGTGACTGGCACTGGCTCGCCATAGATCTGATCGATCTGAACAGGGCGAACGTTGCTGCCGCCAGGGAATCGCTCAGCGACTTTGCCCAGCACACCACGACCAAAAATATCTTCAAAGCTAAGTAAGTATTTAAGACCAGATTCTTGATATGCAGAGCGGTATGGATCTTCAATCTGATCCACATAGGACATCAATCCACCTAAGGGCGACTGAGTGGCAAACCACCGCTGAACATTTGCGCTGAACCTCTGATCAAACTCACCCGGTCTGTTCACCATTGTCATCAACTGCTCAATGCCAGTAAGCATTGAACTTTGATAAAGACCAGAAGCTCCTACAGCAACCAACGTCGCCATAGCACCATCTTTTTCCTCTTCGTTCATGTAGGCAGACGCTTGACCTAAATCAGCCGCCAGTCGCATAAACGTCGCGAACGGTTCTGGCCATTTATCAAAAGGAATATATTGATCACCAAGCTTGAATGAATAAGGTACATTTGCCCGCTCCCACGCCCTTTGACTTTCAAACTGTTCACGAGAGCTACCGCTAACCCAGCGAGTTGGGCCGCCTCCCGTAATAGTTCCCTCCATTGCCTGCATATACATGAGCGACATCACGCCCGTCATGAACGTAATCTGACCAGTAATTCTGGCTGCCTCGGCAGGGTTCTTTAGCGCTTGCTTCTGTATCTCAAGAATAATCCCAGTTGGTGATAAACCAGCCTCATTAACAATGCCAGGAAGTTTTGCGATTGGGCCAATCAAGGTGTTTTCCATCAAGCCCTGCTTGATAATGTTGCTTGGCGTTTTAACGAACGGCACAAATGGCTTAAGGACTGGAAGCTTGCGCACGACGTTGTTAACCCCCGTCGCAAATGAGTTCGACTCTTGGAAGGTTGCCTCATCTCCAACACGCTTAATTGTTCGGCCACCAAAGCCTTCCTGTAACGCTGACTCAAAGTCATAGGCTTCTGTCAGACGGCCATAATTGCCAAATGTTCCTTCAGGGCGCATCTCAAAAGCAGCCTTGGCTTCTGCTTCCATGTACGCCTTCCATGCCGCTGTATCAGACGGATCAACGCCAGCGTCAAACGCTCGTTTAATTCCGCGCTGAGCCACCTCCCCACGCTGAGCAATAATCTTGGCGAACTCATCAGCTGCCAGCAGCATTCGACTTGGAAAACGAATAACTGTCCCAAGCCCATCAAAGAACTGCTTTTGACCAGCGCTTATCTCATCAACACCAAACTTTTGCAATTGTTGCTGTACGTTTTCGCCGGTAATTGCACGCAGATCAGGCGAACCATCTAAAGCCCAATTGTCATAAAGAGACCGGCCACTTTTAAGTGCTTCCCATGAAATAACTGCAGCGTCAGTAAATGCAGCCTTCATTCCCATCAGCTGCCCAGTTGACATTGCCCAAAGCTCACGCGCTGCGGCGGGATCAGCCAAGCCTGCACCGGCTGCGACGTTATACATGCCAGCCCCAAGCAGCTGTGAAGCTGCCCTAAGTGGAGCCCATGCCACACCAGCGGCATTCACTAGCCATGTTGATGGATTGGACAACATTGAATTAATTGTCCATTCATTCCATGCGTTGCCCGCCAGCTTGTAGCCGGTAGCGCCTTTCACGATGCTGATCGGATCATTCATGAATTTGACTCGCTCCGCTTCACCTAACAGCAAACGCATCCCCTCTGAACTCTTGCGGGGATCTTTCAACAAATCCGCAATCATCTTCAGTCGGTCATTGAACTCACGAGCGCTTGTTGCCTGTTGCGCTGCTTCTCTCAGATCAATGTCACCAGCTGCTCTGTCTAGCCCGCTTCTGAGCCCCTGAACACGAACACCGATACCAGTGGACTGCTGCAGTCCCATCGTGATCTCACCTAGTTGACCCATGAACTGCAGCTGACGTGCAAGCTGCAAGCCCTGAGTCAAGCCACCCTCAGGAGTGCTAGAAGCAGCAATGAAATTGTCAGCCATCTGCCTGATGCCTGCTGCCTTGCCATACAAGTAATCAGCGAAGACGCCAGCCCAAGCGCCCTGCTCCTTGGCATCCATGTCGATTTTGGCTGGTACTTGAACCCCATCTTTATCAACGATGTTCCACAACTTGCCGTTGAGATGCTCAAACACCTTGTCGAGCGGAATGCCCCACATTGCTTGCAGGCGTGAGTTCATCAACCTGGCGTATTTCAGGTCAACGCCTTCTGATGCTTCAAGAAATTTGGAAGGACCAGGCTTGCGATAATTACCAAACAAGTCAGCCAGAAGGCCATACTCTTGTCTGAACTCTCCAATCAAAGAAGGTTCAGGGAAAGGGGAACAGGCTTTAGGTGTCATGCGCAGTAATCTCCGTGGTTAAGGACACGCTTGGTTTGTTCGATCAGCTTTTGAGACTGACGTTGAATACGAACCTGAGGCTCAAGCTCGCGTACCGCAACGTCAAAGTTTTCGATGATGCGATTCAACACTCGGCCCTTGTTGCCAGTAGCGCTGGCCTGCATTGCTTGACTCACGATGTCTGACATCTGAGCCTGTGTGAATGTGGCCTTGCCTGCTTTTTCTGGCAGGCCCTCAATGCCTAGCTCCTGCAATGCTTTGAGTTGTGGGCCTGTGATCTTCACGTCTCCGAGGAGATCGCCATCACGGGCAGACTCCATCGTTCCGTATTCAATCAACTCGCCTGCATCATCGTCAGCAACCTGCTGTGCTCGCTTGGCCAAGTCATCCTTAAGTGCCTTGCGCTCTTTCGCTGCAAACTTCTCAGCGGCACGTTTTGTGGTGAACCGACCGTTTGGATACAGCTCACCATCAACGTCATAGACCTCCCAGCCCCTGCCGGTCTCTGCCTTGACAACAGTGACTGACTCATCAGCCTGCAACGGATCAACACGCAGCTGATCTCGAATCAACTGGTCAGGATCATCAGCGGTGACTTTTGATGCCAGTCGTGCAAACTCTTGATCACTCAGCGCATTCTCGTTCTTGGCTGCATTGATGGCGTCTGCCTCAGCCGCCAACGCTGCAGGGTCTCGCACTGGCATCGTTTCAGATGCCTCGTAGTTGGCAGGCTGACGCTCTTTAAGTCGTGCATCTAAGTCAGCAGCATCACCTTTTGGCCTGCTGTCAGCGAACATCTCAAAGTCACGGATCTGCTGCAACTCATCGAGTGCCTTGGCTTGCTGTTCAATCAAGCCAGCTGCGTCAGCTTCATACGCCGCACTGCGGATAAACACCGGATTGAAGTTGTCATCTAACCGAGCCCAGCCTTCGGACAATCCTTTTTTGAGAATGAAATCCATCCACATCTGATCCGAGGCGCGGATCATTCCCACCTGATTCAGCCGTGGTGGGTTCATCCGCACGTAATCGATCAGATCGACGTTCTTGGTTGGCAGCATTCGCTGCACATCACGAACAATCTGCTCAGGCGGTACGCCATTAGCCATTGACTGATCCACAGCATCAGCAATACCACCCGGTGAAACGGTGGGTTCTTCGACTCGGATGCGAGCCATGCCAGCCTGTTCAGGCAATGCTCGCTGAGCAGGTTTTGTCTGAACTAGGCCTGTCTCTACAAGTACATCAGCTTCTTCAATGGCTGATCTTGCATTGACCATCGCTTGCGTTTCAGCAAGCTCGAAGTTGTCGTTCTTCGCACGAACGTCATCCAAACGGGCCAAAACGCCCGAAGTATCGGCATTAAACAAGTCATAATCGCCAATGTTTGGATTAGCGGTAATCGGCTGAAGATCGTTGATTGACGGTTGTAGTGGTTGACCGCCCCAAAGAGGATCCAGCTGTGATGCAGCCCCAGGACCCAACTCGCGAGTCGCGGCTGCATTCATCCGGGACAACATGCTGCCGACGCCGTTGCCTAGCTCCTCATAGGAATCAAGGAACGCCTGCTTGATTCCTTTCTTGTCAGCGTCGCTAGCAGCGTCAAAGGCACGACGGAACTTGCCAATCCGATACAGATCAACCAGTCCACCTCCAATAAAAGAAAACAAGGTGCCATCCAGCATCCCTTTCAGCTTTCGATCCAACCCTGAATCGAGTGGGCTCTGAAGCACCGCTTCGTTAACTTCCAGCCCAAGGTCATCAAACAAGTCAAAGACGGTTTCATCCATCCCGTCATTGCCTTCGCCAAAGATATTGAACGAAGCAAAGAGATCCATTGCCAAGGTCTCAGCCAAGTTCCTTGGATTGATCTTTGTCTTACCCATGCCTTTGATGGCACGGAACGAATTAACGCTGTTCTTCCACCAGCCAGCAACTTCAGGAGCATTAGCAATGTCCTTAAAAGCCGTTGTCAAATACGGATTCTTAGACGCAACCTTGAATGCTTTTGTCCCTTTGGCTGCCTTGTTAGCTGCTGCTGCACCTGTTGCTAATTTCTGCGCTGTGCCTGCAGAACGGTAAGGAGTGCCAATACGCGGCACCTTGCTCAAGACTGCAGCAGCACGACCGAGCTTTGGAATCTTGGCCAGCAAACCTGGCCCTACAAAGAAGCTGGCAAATCGGCCTGTTGTGCCGATCATCTCGCCAAGTTTGGTGTCGTAATTACCAACCGTGTTCCGACGCATTTGCGTCAGTGGGTTGTCACGGTCATCAAAGACCTGATCCCAACCAAAGTCCTCTTGGCTCAGACCAGTGCTGGATGCTGTGGCTCTTGCCACATCAACCAGGCCAAGGCCAAGATCAACAGTGTCAGTGAGTAGACCGCCAGCAACGTCAGGAACAACCTTGAACAGGTCGCCAACAATTCCACCATCAATAAAGTTGCGCTCATCCTCAACACCAGTAGCCGCTTGCTTTTGAACAGCCAGCTCAGCTTGTTCCGCTTGCTGCCGAGCAGCTTCTACAACCGGATTCTTAAAAGGATCATCAACGCTAAAAGTGGCAGACTCTTCTGCCACGGGAGCAGGACTGCCAAGGTTCGGCTCTGGATTGCCTAGCTCATCCTCATAAACAACCTTGCCAAGTTTGGCGTCATAACGTGCAGGCATCAGAGTCGGCTCCTTAAGTCCCAAACACCAGCTCGGGATCGTTGATCACTAAACAGGCGGCTGTAGTTGTTGCCAAAACCAGGCGCATCTAATCGACCGCTTCTTGGCGAATAGAACGAATCCGCCCTTGCCTTGGCAATTGATTCAACCGACAAGCCGCCTCTCATCATCTTGGGCACCTGAGCAACAAAGTCAGGCACTGCCGCAGGCGCTTGAACGGTGAGATCCAAGATATTGAACATCAAACGGTTGTATCCCTGTGTTCCCTGTTGAATACCTGCACGAGCCAGTAATGGCTGATAATTCATTTGCTGCCTTGTCAGCTTGCTCAGCCACTGCTGATCAGCAATCTGTGGAGTTGCCTGGCCCTGTTGTGCACTGAAGTTCCCTTGATTGCGAACACCGTTACCGGGATCAGTGTGACCGTAGTAAGCGCGAGTCACCCCGCCATCAGCTGTTCTCGTTCCCTCTGCAATGCCAATCGCCAAAGCAAACGGATGATTAATGCTGCTCAAGGCCATTGGCACAGCTTCAACAGAGGCTGTTGCTGATAGCTGAGGAAGCGGCGGTGTCTTTAACGACAACGGCTTACGACCTGTCCATACTTCAGCCATTGCCTGAATGTTCTCTGGATTATCAAGCAACGCCGCACTAGCTGAACTACCGCCACCAGGCAGAACTGTGCCAGCGATTTTGAGTAACAGATTGCCTGTGAAGTCAACGACAGATGCTTGATCTTTTTCGCCTTCAGAACCCTTGCGGGGTCTTGTGCCATCTCTAACCCCACGCAATCGCTCAAGCTCAGACTCACTAACTCCGTCACTACCGAATCCCAAGAAGCCAAGGCCAGTATTTTTTAAAGGATCTGTAGGCTCTAAATTACTTTTGGTTGCTTTGCGGTAAGCATTGCGCAGCCAAGTAACACCATCAGGGCCATAGACAGGTTTGCCGTCCTGATCTTTCACCTGATCCAAACGACCAGCTAAGTATTCCCATCCATCTTTCCAGTTCTTACTTGTCAAAGGCTTGCCCTTGACCTTCTCGAACTCATCCTTAAACGACTTTGAAAACAACTCAACCTTGTTTTTCATGACTTGCCCAGGGTTTGCTGACGCATTGCCAAGAAATAAATCGACGTAAGCCTTTGTTTTACGTGTTGGAGTACCCAGCGTCCCTGCCTGTTGTCCATATTCAGCGATTGTTCTGTTTGTCGCTTCATCAATTTTTTCTTTGTAAATATCAAGAATATCGTCTGGAGTAATTTCTTTGTTTGGATCAGCTGCCAACCTCTTATCAAGCTCTTTCCTTGTCTCCTCCCAAGCCTGAGCAGCAATTACTTGTGTTGCTCTTTCAGCCAATCCAGCACCGTTAGGGGCAAAGATTTTGCCCGGAAGATTCAAACCTGCCTCATCGGCTTTTTCCATTGCCTCGGCAACTGCCTCCAATGTTTTCTGCTGCGCTCCCTCCTTGAAAGCTCGCTCCCGAGCGTTGTCAACATTGGCATCTAAACCAAGTGATGTCGGATTTTGTCTTGCAAGATTATCAAGCTCAGCAGTTACTTGACTGGCTGTAGAAGTGCCATTCAGTCCTCTTTTTATAATCTCCAATCTTTTCTGCTCTGTCGTAAGATTGCGATACTCAGGACTACTTCTAAGTATTGACATGTCTACCTGTTGCGCCGCAGTAGGCCTATTGGAAGCCGCATCAGCTCTACCCAATAGCTCCATCATCTGCACCTTCAAATCAAAATCAAGACCATCGGCTTCACGAATGATTGCCATGCCTTTTTGATAATCAGCTTCACTCTCCGATCCACCTCTGAAATCTAATTTGCCAAGCTCCTTCATCAAATAATCAGCCTTGCCTGCCGCTTCCATATCATCAACAATTTTCTCCGCTTGTCTAATTTTGTCCTGAATTGTTGCTGACGAATTATTTGCTCCCGCGATTGGAATGTCCCAGAAATTTGTTTTACCGTCAGGGCCAACCATTATCTTCTGCTTAGTGGCAGCCTTTAGCAGGTCAATCACAGCGCCAGCTTCTCCGTATTGATCGTCATTCAATAACTCAACAATTGAATCATAAATACCAGCCCAATTCCTTTGGGCAAATTGCTGAGGGTTAAAATTGCCAGACTCTAAATTTGCATCTATCTGAGTCTTTAACGCGCCAACATAATCATCAGCAGCAATCACTTTGCCGTCAAACTGATCTCCAGCTTGACTGTTTGGCACTAGCCCTGTTGAAGGACTGACTGTTTGCCCAATCATCGGATTATCATCGGCATTCCCTATAGGAGCATCCGTTTCAGGAAAAGCAGTTGGGGCAGCGCTGGCAGAGGCAACATCAATTCCTGTACCCTCTGCCGCATATTTAACAGCGATTCCCCCCAGCTCGGTAGAAAGCTGAGTCTCTGAATTGCGCTTCTGCGTCTTAAGTCGCAGACCTTCTAGCTGGCCTTTTACTTGTCCTTCAATACCCGACAACTCACCTGCAACTCCAGCCAAATACTCTGGATTGCTTTGAAGAAAAGCACCTAAATTTTCTGATCGCAGATCATTAAAGCGCTTGGTCTGCGCCTCACGATTCGCGTCTGTTGTTGGTTGCTTCAGCAGTTCATCATTAATAACTGCCGCAGGAAAGCTTTTTGAAAAGGCAAACGCTTCGCTTCGCGCCAGGTTGCTCAGTGTCAGATCCTGAGCACGACTGCTCATTGAGCGGATCTTGTTTTGAACTGCCTCAGGGCTTTCGTTATACAGCTGCCCAAGGTTGGGATTGCTGGCAAGCAAATCACCAACCTGTTTCTGAGCATTCTTAAGGCTGATGTCATCAGCGATCTTGACCGCTGGCTCAATAGCGTCGCTCAGAAACCTGGAGATCTCGTCGAAGGTCTGTCCAGCATTTCTACCCGCAGTTCCCGGATCGGAGTAATTATCAAACCGAGGGCCAGTACCAAAAGCCGGTGCCTGAGCACGCTGCTTGATTCGCGTTTGACGAATTGACGGCGCACCCGCGTTTGCATTCGTTTGCCGAATGCCAGGCCGTGAGTAAGACGAACTCACTTCTTATAGCCGCCCTTTTTACCGCCCTTTGACCCGCACCCTTTCTTCCTGGCCATGGTTGTGGATATGCTTGAGTGAACTCAAGTTAGCTCAATGTCCCGCAGTACGGAAGACTTTCTCGCCGGACTACACGGTTTAGTTGGCGATAAAATCAAGACAATGCTGCTCTCTGATGATCCAAGAGATGTAAGAGAGGGTATTCAGATGGGCATGAAATTCCTCAAAGACAATAATATCACCACAACAATCGACGCATCACCAGACATGGGGCACATTCAATCATTGCTGCCTAAAGCAGATGAACTTGAAAGACTCATGACCATGACCCCGGATTGACCCATGCTCAGATTCATCGACCTGGAAGAACCCCTTCCTCTAGCCACCCAAGAGGAGGAAAAGGAGGAGGAGAAAGAAGAGTCAGATCCAGCTGTGATAGCCAGGGTCTGACATCGACTCTGCTTGTTTGGCCTGCTCCAGCGTCATACCCATCGCCTGGCGCTGGGTATTCAGCAGTGCCCAGCCATTCTCATCAGCAACAGTGGCAGCCATGATCTCCTGCAATCTGTCTTCCTGCCGCAGCCATTGATTTTGTGCCGCCTGTTCCTGGAACCATGCGACAGCCATGGCGAGGGAGTCGCAGCGGTCATCGTGCAGCAATGAGCCACGGTCATGTGTCAGACGTGTGAGCTGATAGAAGAGCGAATAGGAGACATCACGATCATCCTTGGCGTTCTTCACCAAGTCAGCGTCAGCCTCTACAACACGTCGATCCACCAGGAATCGATGCGTCTGGAAGAGAGGTGCAAGGGTATCGATGATGCGGAGTTCCTTTCGCTGGTTGCTGCGGATTCCTTCGACTCTGCATTCCGCTCCAACCTTGACGAGATAGGGCTTAAGGACTTGCTGATAGACCTCCAAGCCACCAAAGTTCGATTCAACAAGAATTTCGTTGACATGAAATTTCTTCGCGGTGTCCGCCAGCTGCTTCCAGAACGCATCGCTTACGCCGCCCAGCTTGCCACCGCAATCCATGAGGTAATAGTTGCCTCCCCATGCCTTGACGACAGACCATGCAAACTCGTCGGAACCACCCCCCGCCGGATCTAGTGCCATGACAGTGGGCACGTCATCAACAGCGACGTTGCCTTCCATCTCTCGCGGCCTGTAGAAGGTTGGGTCATGAGCCATACCAACACAGGGCAGATCATCTAAGGCGTAATACTTGTGCTTTTCATAGGTGATGACTTCTGGAACGTAATGATCCATGGTCGCCACCATGATGTCGGCACAACGGAGCGGATAGCGCTCGATATCTGAAAGGGTGGCATCGAGCTGGAACTGCAGTTTCCACTGCAGGTTGCTCATGCTCAGCTCACGCTGAATCAGTTCGTCTTCTGAGAAGCGCGTATCCGTTGGCCGGCCATCGCGATCACCTATTTGCTGCTGAATGGATTCAGCCAGGCATCCTTTATATGGTGTGATGTCTTTCGGGACGCGGGCAGGCCACATCCGCATGTCGTAGTTGAGATCCCGTTTGAGCGAGAAATAGATGGAATCTGTTGCCGAATGAGGCGTTCCGAGATAGACAATTTCAGATTTTTCGCCTGGCTTGAGAATGGCTTCCATTTCATTGAGAGAGTTGCGAAGCTTTTCTCGCTGAACTTGAGTGAGAGCCGTGCTTGGTGTTTCGCAGTCATCAATGAGGATTAGAGATGCACGAGAACCTGTGATCTGTCCAGTGATGCCAGCTGCTCTAACGGAAGGCGACTGTTCAATGTGTTTGCAGTTACCAACGTCAAATGCGATACGGCTGTAACGACCGTCATGGCTGTCAGGGAGCATGTGTCTGAGCCATGGAATGTCACCGATAGTTTTGAGCAGCCATGCCGTCATCGCTTCAGCGCGAGACATGGAAGCCGAGACAACAAGGATTTTTTCTTCAGGGTTATGGAACAAGCGATGAAGGATGAACATCGCGGAGAGGGTTGATTTACCGCAACCACGGAAAGCGCAGATCGTCCGACGTTTAGGGCCTTCTTCTAGGTATTTAAGAATTTGAAGTTGAACAGGAGTTGGATATTCAGCCATGTTGGTTTCACGCATCAACATGGTTGTGAACTGAGGAAGAGGTATCTGCTGCACTGACATACGATTAACAGTTGACTAAATTTAAGTGACTCATCGACAGCAGTCATGGCCCGGTTGACACTGGACGGCTTCCGCAATTTTTTCAAGTATTACAAGGGTTCTCCGAGTGATCCACAGCAGGATGAAGCGCTGGAGGTGCTGTGGAGTGCAATGCCGGTGAGTTTGCTTTAGGAGTCAGCGGAGTGGGTACGGAAGTTCAGAGAGCAGCCACCTGTCCCAAAGTCCGAACATGGGCCGATCAAGCCCGAATTAATGAGCAGATTCTCGGGGCATCCGGCTTCAAGCTTCGACGCACAATTTTGCAACGACTTCAACAAGCTTTTGAAGCAGACGGGATTCAACACGGATCTGACGGCATTCAGGATGCTGCTCGCTCAAATGGCGCATGAATCAGGGAACTGGTTGTATATGAAGGAGTGTGGATCAACAGCGTACTTTACAGCAATGTATGAAGGTCGCAGTGATCTTGGAAACACGCAACCAGGAGATGGGGCCAGGTTTTCAGGCTGCGGACCCATTCAATGCACAGGCCGTGCGAACTTCAGCGACTCGTATAAGTATCTGCAGCAGATGGAAGGATTAGACGACCCAAGGTTTATGTCAGAGGGGACGCCTTATGTCGGTGAGGTGTATCCATTTCAGGTGTGTATTGGCTGGCTGATCAAGAATAATTATTTTGAGCTATGCAAGACAGGAGATCTGGGGAGTTGTACAAAGAGGTTGAATGGCGGGACCAACGGTTTGGAGGATCGTCTGTATTGGTATAACAAGGCAAAGCAGGTAATTACTGAAGCAGATCTGTCGTGAATAATGAAACGGTGGGCTGGGTATTACTAGGTGCGACATTTCTTGGCGTGACCATTGGGCTGTCGCTGATGCAGCCGGTAGAACAACAGGAATGTATCCCTCGTGGTTATGGCCGCAGCAGAACTCAGCTACGCCTACATCCCTCTCATGGACAACTATCGAGTGGAGTTAAGGAAGGGTGGATATAGCGCAGCGTGCTGGGTGAACAGCGTGGAGGAAGTGGAGAAACAGAGAGAGAGCCTGGAGGCAGCAATTAGCAGGATGGAGGCAGACACAACAACAGATCCCGAGTCGCTTTAACCACGGGATCTGTTGAAGGTGGGACACCACTCCCACGACTCATCACAAGAGTCAGGGTTAACTTCCCGGCAGGTTGCTAACTCCTGCCCGTAGCTTAGCGCTACTTCTTGCCGTTTTTCACGCAGTTGTTGACGCGCTTGCCGTTCTTGCCTTTTTTGGTGCCTTCAGCGTGGTAGCCCTTCCAGCAGGCTTTGCCTCCAACTTTCTTTTTGGCGGCCATGGTGTGCGTTGCGATTTAACAAGAAGCTAGCGCTTGGCTTTGGGTTTCTTCTTGACTGGTTTTTTGTAGGGGTTGGCCTCAATGGCTTTAACAGTTTCCTGATAACCGGGCGGTTCAGGGACTGAGGATTGAGCCAGGATTCGTGTCCAATCCATCAGTGAAGTGGCGTATTTCATTTGCCGTGTTTGGCACGAAGGTCTTCAGCGGCTCTGCGTTTGAGGTACGCCCTAAAACCCTTCGGCGATGTGCGGCAGCCCGCAACAACGCCGTATTTCGAGTAGTTGAGTTGTTCATAGATCTTCCTGGCTTCATCAGGACCGATCTCCCTGATAGCGCCGATCATTTCGTCCGTTCTGCGGTCTTTGGCGTACATAGGTGTTCAAAGAGGGTGGAGACGCATAGGGATCGTGTTGTGAGGGGATCACGCCTCCTAAGGCCCTTGTACGGCCCTACAGCAGTGTGGTCAACCCTTAACCGTGGTTTCAGGCCTGGCGACCTCCTGGACGCCTCTGAGCGTCTTCCTGACGTCTTCTGGCGATGTAGTCCGCCATCTGTGCGTTGCTGTTCGTCGCACTCCCGTACTTAACAGGGCTCAGATTCCGCTCTAAAGCCCTCAGCTGACTCCATTCCGTCTTGTTAGCTGTGCTCCCTGTCCACCTCGCTGACAGCTCTGCCTTCGCCAGACGCACCTTCTCCAGCTCTGTACTCGGCTCCGCTCTCCTGAAGTCCCTGTACGCCATCCCCACCTTTGACCATTAACACCATTCAACATTAACAACACCATGCCCCCTTGACACCTTGACGGGGGTAAGTATGCTCAGCGGGTCCGCATAT